ACAGGTGCTTCTACAGACGCTGACGTTGTTGCAGGTGCAATTAACGGAGCAGGACTAGAGCACATTGTAGCTTCTGTTTCTTCTGATAACAAAATTGTTATCAAACACGATATTGGCGGCGAATTTAGAATTGCAGATACAACAGGTCATTTAATAGAAGCAGGGTTTACACCATATAATGTTTCTGCAGGCACAGGAACAACTAATCTGTATGCAGCAGCAGCCGGTGACACAACATATGACTTTTACGCAAGTAACTGGGTACCATTAACTTACACAGCTTCAGCAGACGCTCCAGCGTCACTTGCTGCAAATGGTGCATTATGGTATAGCTCAGTTGTAGACGAAGTAGATATTATGATTCACAATGGTACTACATGGGTTGGATATAAAGATACTTCGAGTCCTTACTACGCTGCAAGCGAAGGCGATCAAACTGATCCAGCAGGACCAATTATTGCTGCTAGTGAGCCAACTGTACAATCAGATGGAACTGCACTAGTAACAGGCGATCTTTGGATTTCCACAGCAGATTTAGACAATTTCCCAACTATGTACAAGTATAACAAAAACTTTACAAGATGGGAACTACTAGACACTGCTGATCAAACTACAGAAGACGGTGTACTATTTGGAGATGCTAGATGGGCAGCTTCAGGAGCAGGCTCAGACGAAGCACTAATTACTGATTTGTTAACTAGTAATTACTTAGATCCAGACGCTCCAGACCCAGCACTTTATCCAAAAGGAATGTTATTGTGGAATACACGTAGAAGCGGCTTTAATGTTAAGAAGTTTGTACGTAACTACATAGACTTGCTAGAAGATAATAACAGATTCAATGACGAATCAATGGAAAACTATTATCCACACAGATGGGTTACTGAGTCAGCTAACCAAGCAGATGGTTCAGGTAGCTTTGGTCGTAAGGCGCAACGTAAAGTTGTTGTACAAGCACTACAGGCAATGGTTAACAGCAACCAGGATATTAGAGATGACGAATCACGTATCTTTAACTTAATGGCTTGCCCAGGCTATCCAGAACTAATTGGAGAAATGGTTACATTAAACTATGACAGAAGCCTTAGTGCATTTGTAATTGGTGATTCACCATTTAGATTAACAGCAGATGCTACAACCTTAAATAACTGGGGTAATAACGTAGCAGTTGCAGTTGAAGATAATGACGACGGTCTTGCAACATCAGACGAATACTTAGGTATCTTTTATCCAGCAGGGTTTACAAGCGACAACTTTGGTAACAATGTTGTAGTTCCAGCTTCACACATGATGCTAAGAACTATTGCACTTAGTGACCAGGTATCGTTCCCATGGTTTGCACCAGCAGGTACAAGACGCGGTGGTATTACAAATGCTACAGCAGTTGGATATGTTGACGGAGAAGGCGAGTTTAAATCAGTTGCACTTAACGAAGGACAACGAGACACACTATATGGTGTTAATGTTAACCCATTAACATTTATAACAGGTGCAGGTCTTGTAAACTTTGGTCAAAAGACTCGTGCAAGAGCTGCAAGTTCAGTTGATAGAATTAACGTTGCACGTCTAGTTGTTTACTTACGTTCACAACTTAAGAAACTTGCAAAACCATATATCTTTGAGCCAAATGATAAGGTCACACGTGATCAGATCAAGCAAGCAGCAGAGAGCTTGTTGCTAGAGCTAGTTGGCCAAAGGGGCTTATACGACTTCTTAGTTGTTTGTGATGAATCTAACAACACACCAGCAAGAATAGATCGTAATGAACTATACTTAGATATCGCTATAGAACCAGTTAAGGCAGTAGAATTTATTTACATTCCGCTTAGACTTAAGAATACTGGTGAAATTGCAGGTCTATAAAATGATAAATAATACTATAATTAGGAGTTAATAGAATGTCAATTTCAACACTATCAAAAATATCGGTTCCATTAGCAGACGGGCAGCCTCAAAACCAAAGTTTGCTAATGCCAAAACTCCAGTATCGCTTTAGGGTGACATTGGAAGGTTTTGGAGTTAGTGCTGGTGAAGTAACAGAGCTTACAAAGCAGGTTGTTGATGTGACTCGTCCGGTTGTTAACTTCGAAGAGATTGAAGTACACGCTTACAACTCAAGAGCATACCTAGCAGGCAAACACGCCTGGGATCCAATTACATTAAACTTACGTGAAGATGTAACAGGCGGTGTGCAAAAACTTGTTGGTGAGCAAATGCAGAAACAATTTGATTTCTTTGAACAATCAAGTGCTGCATCAGGTATTGATTACAAATTCACAACAAGAATTGAAATACTAGATGGCGGTAATGGTGAAGCAGCAGGCGGTGTACAAACACTTGAAACATTTGAATTGTACGGTTGCTTTATCCAAAATGCCAACTACAATACACTTGCATACGCAACCAATGAGCCAGTAACTATTACATTAGCAATACGTTACGATAACGCTGTACAGTTTGGTGCTGACAACAAGCAAGTTGGTATAGGCGCTGACGTAGGTAGAACCATTGGTACACTTATTACTGGTGGCGGTACACCTGGTTAATAAGTTATTTTATAACTAAAATGAAAAAGGAGCTTCGTGCTCCTTTTTTATTTTCTATGCACTTAATTACATAGGATAAATATTTGTATGGCAAATATATTGAATGGCTTTCTTGACGGTTTAGCACAAGGTTTATTAAATCCAAAAGGCGATATGGGCGACTTCCGCCATGCTGCATTATTATATAATGAAACTGCATTTCGGCTATCTCCTAAAACCAAATTCCTTTACCACGCAGTATTTGAGCTAAGTCAAGACGGCTTGCGCACAATGGCGTCTTTCAGTAATTCCATGCAAAACGAATTTGGACTGTTAGTAAAAAGTGCAGACTTGCCAAAAATGAATATGCAGATACAAACTAAAAACCAGTACAATAGAAAAAAGAATGTGCAGACAGCTATAGAATATGATCCTGTAAACATAAGTTTTCATGATGATAGTTTTGGAATAACAACAGCAATGTTAGAAGGTTATTACCGTTATTATTTTGCAGACGGTAATCACAGTTTAGATGGTGGCATGGTTTACGATCCTAGAAATTTATATAAACCAGACGATTATCATAAATTTAGATACGGTTTTGATAATGATAGCATTGGACCTTTCTTTGATAAAATTACAATTTACCAATTAAGCAGACATCAATACACAGGGTTTACCTTAGTAAATCCTATTCTTACTAGTATCCAACATGATACTATGGATCAAGCAGATGCAACAGGTATAGCACAAAATACAATAACAGTAGCGTATGAAGGTGTAATTTATACCAGAGGCGGTACTGGAGAAGGCGATCCAAAGAACTTTGCTACTGATCATTATGATAAATCACCTAGTCCATTAGGTGTATTAGGCGGAGGCAGCAGCAGTGTATTTGGCGCCGGAGGCGTATTAGATGGTATTGGCGATATCTTTGGTGATATAGCAAGCGGAACCTTTGGGTTGGATACAATAATTAAGACCATAAACACATATCAAAACGCTAAAGATATTAATAGTGATCAACTTAAGGCCGAAGGAGTATCAATTGCAACAGGAGTTTTAGGTGGATTAGCAGTATCAGCAGTAAGCGCAGTTCAGTCTAAAGGAGTTTCGGGAATATTGGATTCAGTTTTTCCTAAAAACACAGGTACCGGTGGCGATGCCGCTGCTACAACAGAAACAGGTGCTACTGCTACATCTGGAGGCTCAGTAGATACATCGGATCCGTTATATGCAGCTAAAGTTGCTGCAGGCAATACTACAGGTGATACTAGTGACGCTGTCACTGCAACCGGCGGAACAGGAGGATAATAATGTCAAGTTTACCTAAACAACCAGATACAGACAGCTCAGACAAAGTAAAACGTTTCTTTGATAGATATTTTACAAAAGAATTAAGTTTTCCTTCAAACGACATAGACGCAGTTGTAGGCTTTTTTGAAAAGAGAGGCTTTGATAAACAGTCTGCAGTGTCTACAGCAGTTATACTATTACAACAAGCCAAAATCGATAATGTAAAAATATTTAAACTTATAGACACGTTACGTGGACTTACAGATGTACAATTATCAGCACTAGTTGCAGAGGTATTAAACTACAATAGGAGTGCAACAAGCACTCTTGGATATAGGGTGCCAAC